ATAGCATTGCATATGAATGCTATTATAATGGACCGAAGTCGATGACTGAAATTGAATTGGAAGACGGATCAGTATATCGCTTTACTGAAAATCATAAACTACTGGTCAATAGAGAACATGTAGAGGAATGGATAGAAGTAAAGGATCTTCGTGAAACAGATGAAATTATTAGCGTTTGAGGAGTTGACAAATGAAGATTAAGAAGATTACCAGAGACATAGCAATTGAACATACGTGGGATGTATCTACTGACAAAGAAACATATCAACTTAGTAATGGGGTGATTAGTCACAATACATCAGCACAGATTTCCAACTCTACAAATGGCATTGAACCACCACGTAGTTATGTGAGTGTGAAGCAATCCAAGCATGGTGCGTTACGCCAAGTTGTTCCCGGCATTCACAATCTAAAGAAAAAATATGAGTTACTTTGGGAGCAAGAATCACCAGAAGGATATTTGAAAATTGTATCAATTCTTCAAAAGTATATTGACCAAGGCATTTCTGTGAATACGTCCTACAACCCTCAGTTTTATCCAGACGAAAAAATTCCAATGTCTGAAATGTTACAGCATTTGTTAATGTTCTACAAACTAGGTGGTAAGCAACTTTATTACTTCCAAACATATGATGGACAAGGTGAGATTGATGTGGACAAAACATTAGAAGATTTGCCAACGGGCGATTTAAATGATGAAGATTCTGAATGTGACAGTTGTACGATATGAGACTAAAGGACTTACTAACAGAAGAAAAATATCGGAGGCAAAGAAGGACATTCCAACACAGAAAATAACCTGTCCGTATTGTAATAAGACAGGTAGGTTCGCGACAATGGCACGCTGGCACTTTAATGCCTGTAGATCGTCGCATTGCCATTGACATTTATAACTTTTTCGCGTACAATGAATAGATAGTATAAAAATAGGAATAATATGACGGTTTTCGATTCGAAAAATAATAGCGACCATACTAAAGTATTAGCATTTCTTGATCCATCAGGCGGCGTCGCAATTCAACGATATGATACGCTAAAGTATAAGCAAATTGACAAACTGACGGATAAGCAGTTGGGTTTCTTTTGGCGCCCAGAAGAAGTAGATATTCTTAAAGATGCTAACGATTTCAAAAACCTTACTACACACGAAGAACACATTTTCACATCCAATCTGAAACGTCAAATTTTGTTAGACAGTGTTCAAGGACGCGCACCAGTAGAAGCGTTTGGTCCTATTTGTAGTTTACCAGAACTTGAATCTTGGATTCAAACATGGACATTCAATGAAACGATTCATAGTCGTTCCTATACGCATATTATTCGTACTGTGTATTCTGACCCATCTATTATTTTTGATGAAATGATGGAGATACAAGAAATTCTTGATTGTGCTGATGATATTTCTAATAATTACGATTCTTTGATTGAAAAAGCACAATGGTACACTCTTTTGGGTGAAGGTAAACATACGGTAAACGGCGAAACAGTAAACATTGATACGTATGAAATCAAGAAAGATATTTGGCGCACATTAATGAGTGTGAATATTCTTGAGGGAGTACGATTTTATGTTTCGTTTGCTTGTTCATGGGCATTTGCCGAACTAAAGAAAATGGAAGGCAATGCAAAAATTATTAAGTTTATTGCTCGCGATGAAAATCTTCATTTGGCATTTACGCAAACATTATTGAAACTTCTACCAAAAGATGATCCAGATTATATCAAAATATCCGCTGAACTGGAAGATGAAATGATCCAACTGTTTGTTTCTGCTATTGAGCAAGAAAAAGAATGGGCAAACTATCTATTCAAAGACGGGTCAATGATTGGATTGAACGCAGACCTTCTACATCGATATATTGAATGGATTGGGCACAAGCGAATGACGGCTGTTGGTTTAAGATGTCCGTATAGCGTACCACAAGCGAATCCATTACCGTGGACGCAAAAATGGATTGCAGGCGCAGAAGTCCAAGTGGCACCCCAAGAAACAGAAATTGTATCTTACGTTTTGGGAGGAGTCAAGCAAGATGTTGATAAAGATACATTTGGAGGATATTCACTATGACGGATAAATGGATATTCACTATGGCGGATAAATGGATACGATTGAAGCAATTTCACAACGCAGTTTCGCGAGAGCAAACATATCATCAAGGTTCTCCCGTTGATCATAAAGTGATTGATACTTACTTGCCTGCTTTTTTCGAAGCAGTTTCGCCCGAAGAAAAAGACATCACCATTCTTGACATGGGATGCGGATCTGGCTATGCGATGAAAAAAATGAAAGATATGGGGTTTGAAAACGTATCTGGTATCACAATGCATGAAGATAGTGTAGCAGAAGGAAAACTATTTGGTCTTGATATTGATTTAATGGACTATAATTTCATGACGTTTGATGATTCATCGTTTGATGTTTTGTGGGCAAGACAGAGCCTACATTATTCTCCGTTTCCATTCTTTACCATTGTTGAAATGAACCGTGTTATGAAAACAGGTGGCTGGGCATACATTGAGATTCCTGAACCAGCAGACAGCACATATTACGCAACACTGCATGTTGATACTTATAAAAAATTATTTCAACGTGCTGGGTTTGAAGTTATTCAGCAAGATTCGTATGAGTTGACTGCAGAAGAAGCATTTGAGAAACATAATTTCATTATTGTTTCAAAGCAGATATCATTGACTTTACCAGAGTTTGAAGAATAGTGCCTTTAATATTTCAGCACAGAATATACAGAACGGATTTGAAACACAATCCAGATATTGTTTATGTATTTGGTGATAATGTATTACGTAAAGGGTTCGGCGGGCAATCGAAAGAAATGCACAGGGTGCCTTGATCTTATTGTTTATAACGACCGAAGGAGAAAATCGTGGAATATATCGCTGTGGGAATTGGGATTGTAATATTTGGCATGGGCGTATGGTACGGTTATACTCGCTCCATTAATAACAGTGTAAGTATCATGACATATTATATCTTGATAGAACTTGAGAAATCTGATACACTTCGATTGACTCGCAAGGATGGTGCTATCACTATGATTGAACCTGGCACAAAACCATATACACCATCGTAAAATAACAAAAAAACCAAAAAACTGTATTACACACAAGATATAGTAGTTTTATTGCAGTATATTATGCAATAAAACACTACATCTTGTGCGGTGAATATTATTGTCGTTATATTGGATTATATGTACATATACACATCAAATAAAACTTGACCATGCGTTGAATCGTGATATATTAGTAGTGTAGAAAGAATCACCCAAAAGGAAAATAAAATGGCTGCTATTGTTCAAATTGCGAATGGTTCACATCGCGGGACTGAAATTACAGGTTCTTTTGAAGTTGTATCGCCTTTGAAAAAATCATCTAAGGGTGATTGGTTCATTACAGTGAACGGGTCTGATACTGAATTCGCAAAGGATAAAATTCGGGTTCGTGTTAAATCGCCCGACGATATTTCGGCAGAAGAAGAGGTGATTACTGAAACTGATGAACAGGCGATGAATCGCATTAAAGAGAGGTTTGAAATCTTGGATGAGATGACGGAGGCGACTCTTGATGGGGTTGTTCGCGGCATGGTTGTCTCAGGTCCTCCAGGTGTTGGCAAGACATACGGTGTTGAGCAAGTGCTTGAAAAGGACGGTATTTTTGATATGCTAGGCGACAAGCCATCGCGATACACGTTTGTAAAAGGTGCTATGTCTCCGATCGGTCTTTATGTTAAGTTGTATGAATACAGTAACGCAGGTAACATTCTTGTTCTTGATGACTGTGATAGTATTCTGTTTAACGAGGATGCTCTAAACATTCTCAAGGCTGCTCTTGATAGCGGCAAGAAGCGTAAAATTTCCTGGCACTCTGACTCTCGTATTCTGCGCAATGAAGGTGTTCCAAACGAGTTCATCTTCGAAGGTGCTGTTGTCTTCATTACAAATCTCAAGTTTGATAACGTCAAGTCTTCCAAAATCAAGGATCACCTTGACGCAATCTTGTCGCGGTGTCACTATCTGGACCTTTCAATCGATTCATACAGGGACAAAATCTTGCGTATTAAGCAGATTGCGCGTGATGGTGGACTCTTTGACGAAAAAGGTCTGACCAAATATCAAGAACAAGACATCATTGATTTCATGGTTGCGAATCAAACCAAGATGCGGGAGTTGTCGCTGCGTATGGCTCAGAAGCTGGCAGACCTGTGTAAGATGGCTCCACAGAATGATCGCTGGAAGCGGTTGGCAATGACTACGTGTATGAAGGGTACTCGGTAACAGAATAACAGCAGAAACTTTAGGGCGCTTCGGCGCCTTTTTTTATTAGATAATATAAATACATAAAATAGAAATTGTATGGAGTGAATATGAAAAGAGAAGAAAATGAAAATATCTGAAATTTTATATGAAAATAATCTGCTGGAAAAGTTCGTTAACGCAGTAGGCAATGATGAAACTGCTATGGCGACGAAGAAAAAGTATATGGATCAAGTTTGGGACTTGCTACAACATTCATATAGAAAGATAGGCGGAATCGCAGGCAAAGGTTTTGAAACCAAAGAAGCGATGTTAAATATTCCTATGTGGAAAATTGTGACACAAAATGGAAACGTTGTTGCGTGTATTATGTACAAAGACAAGGGCGGCAGAAAAAGTGTTGCGATGGGATCGGATGGTTCTGATTATGCACGTAAAAACATTACTAATTCTCTGGCAGCGGAACTTGGAAGAGCATACGGCGAAAAAAGTAAAGCAGCATTAGGACTTCTTTTGAAAACAGTTCCTTGGGATATTCTACAAGATTTTTTACAACCACCTGCCGCAGCATCAAAAATATTGGGCAAAGAAGTCACTGCAATTAAAGATGTTCCACAAGAGCAATGGCCAGAAGATGCTAAATTCACAATCGAAAAGTTTCCTGAAATTGTCAATTTTGGATACGTGCGTGAGTTGAATGGCCAACTTCTGTTCAAGGTTATGTCAGGCACTCCTGGAAAAAATATTACATAAAAAACTTGACATATACAAATAGTATGTTATTGTGAATCGTAAGAGAAACTACGAGGAAAGTATGACCACTATTTTATATGTTCATGGGTTTGGCAGTCGGTATGATCAAACTAATGAAAAAGTTTTGGCTTTGTCAGAACTAGGCGAAGTACATGGAATTGATATTGATTACAGTGTCCCACACGATGTAATTGTGTCTATACTAAAAGAAACCATTCAAGATAATGAAATCGACTTGATTGTTGGTACGAGTTTTGGTGGATTTTGGGCAGCAGAAATTGGCTCTAGTCTAGGCATTCCATTTGTCGCTATCAATCCTGTCATTCATCCTGTCATTCAAATGAGTAATCGTATTGGTTCTGGAACTACATACTATGGCGAACCCTACACTATTACACAAGCGACGGCAGATTCATATCCTGAAACGATTGCGACAAACGGTGCTGGATTGGTACTGTTGGATGAAGCAGATGATGTGTTGCCAGCAGCACCAACAATGGATATGTTGGATAGTTGTTATGAAGTAATCATATTTGAAGGCGGTAATCATCGTTTTGCTCATATCGCAGAATCGATTGAGCATATTCAACGGTTCGCAAACTCGGCAGATTTTATTTACTCTTTGTGAAAATAACACTTGGCATATCGTCTAGTATTGAGCAACTTGCCTTCACTTTCGAAGATGTAAAGTACAACTTAAAAATATAAACGTTCACAAAATGATAAATATATAAAATAGAATTTGTATGGAGTGAATATGCGTTATCGTGACATTATTACAGAAGCAGAACGTCCGATTGATAAATTGGCACATAGTCTCGCAAAAGTAGGATTTGAAGAAACAAGAATTGATTCACAAAAAACAATTAGTGTGTTTGTTCCTGCGCAACAGCGTATGGAAGTTTTGAATCAAATTGTAGATTATTACGATGATGCGGTACATGATAAGAACTTTTCTGGCAGTAGTATAGGTGCAATTCGTATGAATGATATGACGATTCGCATTCGACCAACAGGAAAGTCAGGCGGCAAATCTGCTGGACTTATGAATGAACAAAATTTCATAGATTCTATTAACAGTTTTGCAAATGAAGTGGGTCCATTAAATATCAAATTCTTAGGCAAGAACGGTGTTGATATCACTGTTGACGGTGTTACAGAGGCAAAAGGCGTTGGTGCAGAAGTTACAGATCGCAGCAAAAGCGATGTAATTTTGATTGCAGGAAACAGCCGCGTCCCTATCAGTATCAAGCAATCAAACGCAGCATATTGGGAAAGCGCCGATACATATTTTGGTGACACAGCAGATAAAATTGTAACATATCTTGAGGACAGAGAACAAGTCAAGTTGCAGGATTTAGAAACCGAGCGCCCAGATGGTACTAAATTTGTAAAAATTACTCCAGAGATTGCCGTAGAAGCAACACCAGAAGAAACATTAAATGTGATATTTGGCAATGATATTTTAGCCAACAATGGTGCAATTGTAAAGCAAACATTCGCTAACGAGCATTATAAACTTGACGGTAACCATTTGACAATTGAAGTGAATATGGTGATCAAGAAGCCAGAAGATATTCCAGAAGAAAATAAAGTATTTTTCTTGATCCGTAATGACAGGACACGTCGCCGACCTCGGCACAAATATCCAGGATTGCGGGTGCTTGCCGCATACAAGACGCGAATTAACAAAAATACTCTTGTTTTTGACCGAAATAAAATTTCTTAAATGTATTGAAACCCACTCCAGTTTGTGTTATAATGAATTATTATAACAGGAATTTTCAATGGCCAAAAAATGTACTATAGAAATCCGCGACGAAGTGAACGTGCGACTTCTCAACCTTGATCCCGCGACACGTCGGAAATGCAGTAGCAAACTATCATATTTTCTTCCACACGCATACCACGTCCCCGCTTTCAAATTAGGCAGGTGGGATGGCAAAGTCAAATACTTCGATATTGGCGGCAGAACATTTCTAAATCTATTGGATGAGATTCTACCAATCGTCATTGGCGAAGGGTATGAACTTGATATTAATGACCAGAGAGATTCAACTCCTATAGAATTTGAATTGATTGCAGAGGATTTCTGGGGCGATTCTGTTTGGCCTGTAGGTCACAAGCATGAAGGCGAAAAAATACGCCTTAGAGATTATCAGGTAGAAATTGTAAATCGTTATATGAATAACCCACAGTCACTACAAGAGGTAGCTACTGGCGCAGGTAAAACAATTATCACAGCAACGTTATCAAAGATCGCTGAAAAGTATGGTCGTACCATTGTGATCGTTCCAAACAAAGACCTTGTTACACAAACGGAAGCGGATTACATAAACGTAGGATTGGATGTCGGCGTATATTTCGGTGATCGCAAAGATGAGGGCAAAACCCATACTATTTGCACATGGCAAAGTTTAGAATCTCTTGCGAAGAAAACAAAAAAAGGTGAAGCGAATATCCAGGAATTCATTGAGGATGTTGTCTGTGTAATTGTGGATGAAGCACATGGGTCAAAAGCAGATGTTTTGAAGGAACTATTGACTGGACCGTTTGCTAACATATCATTGCGCTGGGGATTGACAGGAACAATTCCAAAAATTGATTGGGAGTTCGCAGCACTTCACGCATCAATCGGTCCAGTGGTCAATCGACTTTCGGCGAAAGAGTTACAGGATCAAGGCGTATTGTCAAACCTTCATGTGAATATTTTACAGACACAGGAAATGGGAACATACGGAAACTATGCAAGTGAAGTAAAATTCTTGACAAGTGACACGGACAGACTTGCATGGATCGCCGAGAAAATGATATCAATTTCACAAGATGGTAATACTTTGGTTTTGGTTAATAGAATTGAGACTGGCGAAGAATTACAAAAACTTATTCCGAACTCAAAATTTGTACGTGGTGCGATGAAGGGCAAAGACCGTAAAGATGCTTACGATGATATCAATGCGTCTGATAATACTGTGACCATTGCGACATATGGTGTCGCTGCTGTTGGGTTAAACATTCCTAGAATATTTAATATGGTATTGATTGAGCCGGGCAAGAGTTTTATTCGCGTCATTCAATCGATTGGTAGGGGTGTTCGTACTGCCAAAGATAAGGATTTTGTTAATATTTGGGATATTACAAGCCGAACAAAATATTCAAAGAAGCATTTGACAGAACGCAAAAGATTTTACAAAGATGCTCAGTATAAATTTAGCGTCACAAAAGTGGATTACAAAAAAGCGTGAGATAATCAGCGTCATTTATCTTGATATGAAAATAGACGTTGTATATTACTATAACTTGTGCTATAATAAATTAGATAATATAATCAAAGGATAAAAAAATTAAGATTCTTACCCCCGAAAATCAATGTTTCGAATTAAACAATTTGCCCGACGAGGTCGAAGATATACGATATTGTGTGATGGATGTTAGTGATAAAACTGATCCGGATTTTTTCTTTATTCCGCTGGTTTTCATGGAAACATTTAACTCGCCCAGTGTACAACTGACGATTGGACCATATAATATAGAAATGCCGACAGATTGGAATATTCTCATTGGCGACAGAGAGTTGGGAATATTAGAATTTGTTCCTATTACCAGTCTGAATGAGCGAAATTTTCAAACAATAGTTTCTAATCCGTTGAGTGGATTCATGTGTGAATGGGAACCTGTTCGAATCCAAAATATATTTTCTGATGTGAAATGGTTTTTTCCTAAACTAAAATTTGGTCATATTCTTGTGATACCGATAGAATTTGGTGACAAACCAAGATGTTTGTATTTTGTTAGAGAAATGAATCGAATTCCAGACCAGTTGAATAGTTATGATTTCTATTGACAAATGGCGCTATATAAGATATCATTATCGGCAACAGCACACAATGTATTAGAGGCTATTGCGTGGTGCGAAGAAACTAATATTGCTTGTGTAACTATGCCGTCATTGAATAGTCTTACTCGTATACCAACACGCTGTGGTCCATTTGTTAGTGTGGAATTTATATTTGAGAGTGAAAATGACGCAACAATGTTTTTATTGAAAAATGAAGGCAAACTGAAAGAAATAAAAAATGGCAAAAGATAGGATACCATTGAATGAAATGTTGCCTGCGATTGACCGAAAAGATTTTGGATGGTACTCTAGGCTTCCAGCAGAAAGAAAAAAAATATGGAGTAGTTGGTTAACATTGCGATATGCTTCAACTGTGTCGGGAAAGAATGAAGGCGACGCACTATTGAATACAAACGAGTTTGTGAATAAATATTATAATGATTTGCTTCATCATCCAGATTTGAAATGGAGACTCTTTTGTCTTGCGTCAAGTGGCAAAACAGAGCAGCATTTTTGGATCAAGGGTCCAAATAATGTCAAGAAAAAAGATAAGGTTGCTGCCTTTTTATCGGATGTGTATCCAGCAATGAAAGCTGAAGACATTGCGTTGATGCGACAGATTAACACAGATAAAGAGTTGAAGCAGATTGCGATTGACTTGGCATACAGTGAAAAAGAAGTTAGAGACATATTTGGAAAAAAATAAATGGATACAATGTTAGCAACATTTTTTGGCAGTGCGATATACAATGGTCCGATGGGGGGTATTGTGGGATTTGTTCTATGGGTTCCGTTCTTCATTATTGGTATGATTGCTTTTTATAAGATTAATGTCCGCTGGATTAATGATAGGTATATGAGTTATTTGTTACTAATGCTTGCGGGATATTTAAATATATTGGGCGTACTTTTCATAGAAATTATCAAGTGAGTAAAATTCTAAATGACCAACACCTGTAAGTTTTGCGGCAAATCATTCAAGCGTGAAAAAACATTAACTGTTCATCTATGTGAACAGAAACGCAGATGGTTGAACAGGGATGAAAAGTATGCTAAAATTGCTACGTTGGCGTATCAGCGTTTTTATGAGTTGTCGTTTTCTGGTCATAACACTCCAACGTATGATGAACTATGTGAGAGTCGATATTATTTAGGTTTTACTAAATTTGGCAAATACATTCTAAGTGTGAAGGCAGTTAGTCCAGAAGAGTACATAGATTTTGTGATAAGAAATAGCATAGCACTTGATAAATGGTGCACTGACAGTGTATACAATAGATATATATTTGAACTGAACAAACGCGAAACAGTAGAAAGGGCATTGGAGAGATCAATGCTTTACATCATAGAGTGGAGCAAAGAAAAAAGTGAGCCAGTCAATGTATTTTTTAGGAAGATTAGTCGCCCTCGTCTTATACAAGCAATTAAGGCAGGACGAGTTAGTCCTTGGATTATTTTTAATTGTGATTCTGGGATGGATTTTATGGCTGATTTTTCTGATGCCGAACTTGAAATGGTAAAGGATTCGTTAGATCCAATCTTTTGGACGAGAAAGTTTGATGTGAGAAAAGATGATGTTGAATTTGCGCAAGATGTGTTATCAAAAGCGGGTTTTTGATGTAATCTACGGTAAGAAAAAATATATCTAACCATAAGGATTTGATCATGGATATAGAATGGGATGGAACAGACGTAGAATGCTGTGATATAGGATCACCATCGGGGTCAACTACTGATATAATTTCTAGGTCAGTGTTGGATACGACGATTTATAATCTCCGACGTAGGATCAATATGATAGAAGATCGTCTTATCATACTATCTGAGAAGGATGATGCGCAACTTGAAACATATTCCTCATTAGAGGATATATATACGCAATATAAAACACTGGAGGCATTATTACATGGCGACGAAAACTATTAATTTTGATTTAGAAAAGACCCAATCTGCTATTGCCCGTATTGCGATGGCAATGTATAAAGATAACTGGCGCCCAGAATATATTGTTGGTATAACACGCGGTGGTTTAGTTCCTGCTGTTATGCTTTCACATATGACGAAAATTCCGATGAATACTCTTTGTGTTCAACTTGGCACAGACGACTTTGACGAAAATGTTGAAATGAACTGCTGGATGGCAGATGATGCTTGTAGTGGCAAAAACATTCTTATTGTTGATGATATGATACGCAGCGGCGAAGCACTTGAATGGATCAAGAAGGATTGGCAGTCAAGCATACACATAGATATTTCGGATATTTGGCACAAGTCAGTTAGATTTGCGTCATTGGTTGATTGTGGGATTTCTGAAACGGCTGCCGACTATTGCGGAGAAGAAATCAACTGTGAGGATGAAAACATTTGGGTAGATTTTTTCTGGGAGAGACTGTGATCGTGCGGACACAACAGTTACTTGCGCGATTGCGTGATCTTACAGGAAAAAGCACCGACAATCAAGGATTACGGAGATATTCAGATTTTCGGAATGCGGATGAGTTTGTAGAGTGGGAAAAGGTTAAGTGGCAATCAGTTGATGGTAGTATATTCAATGATTCGAAATATCCTGGTGCATTCAACGCAACCAAGAATCCTATATATCATCCAGAAGTAAAACAGTGGTGTGATGAAAACTGTCGTCGTCGATATATATCCTATCGCAAGAATATATATTTTGAAGATGAGAAAGACGCCACTGTTTTCATAATGCGTTGGTGCTAAAAAATCAACAAAAATCAATAACGTAGCCAAAATGACATTGACTTTGAAACTGCACTATAATTATCGATTTGATGACAGTCATTCATACGATGATGAATTGACAGAAATGAAAAAACAGAAATATTTGGGACATTATTTGAATGAAATCTAAGACTGATATTGATATAGATTTAGCAGATCGTGAAAAGATGTTAAATCTTTTTGCGCATATTCCTGCGATGCGATATCAAAATGGTAACAGAAAAAAACACAGTTCTGGTGTATATTTTCAAGAAATTCCATTTGATCCAATGAGTGGGCTGGCAACTATAGATTTCAAAGAAGCAGAAGATAGGGGATATTTCAAGCTTGATTTTTTGAACAACTCGATTTATGATGGAATAGAGGATCCAGAATATTTGGATGAGTTAGCAAGCAGAGAACCTATTTGGGAGTTGTTTGGATATAAAGAAATTGTTGAGCAACTTGCGCATATTGGCAATCATTGGAACATTGTAAAACAGCATCTACCGACTTCTTTGGAAGAGTTAGCAGCATTGATATCTATTATTCGTCCAGCGAAAAAGCATTTGATTGGCAAAGATTGGAATGACATTATGGAACAGGTATGGATTGTGTCGGAAGATGATGGGTATTTTTTCAAAAAGTCCCACGCCCACGCTTACGCAATGAGTATCATCGTACAGTTAAACTTTTTGTGTGATAATATATCTAATCAATCTTCCTAACGAGTTGTATCGATCTTCGTTTAATTCGTTTTTGGATAATATTGTCTAATGATGTACGAGGACCCCACGCGATTTCCACATCTTTTGAATTCATATTTATAATACAGTGGGAAAAAATTTGCATTTCTTTTCCTAACAATATATTGATTGGTATTAGTCTATTAGATTCCCACCACCATTTTTCTCCAACCGCAATAAGTTGCTGCCGTAGGCTCGGAGATGAAACTGCTTCTATATTATACATAGAAGATATAACTGCATCTGTGTTTATAATGATACCAAGGTGGTAATTTATATCCTTCTTACCATATTTCACGTATGATAGGAATGGATAGTTTTCCTGTATCCATTGTTGTTTTTCTTTATTGATCATAGTTTTATTTATGACTTTGATAAATACTGTTGTTATGTATATTAATTTTAATTTGCTCCAGTATGAAAGTCCGATAAACTTGGTAGTGCAAGATACTGCCAACGACTTTTCCATGCCAAGATATTTAGGAAACATGCCAATGTATTTCAATGGAAAACACAATAAGTTACACAAAGGGATTGACAATCATTTACGATTTACTATTCGCGATACCGACAGAAAGCCAATAAATTTGACCGGTAAAACGCTCATTTTTAAAATGCACGACCGAGAATCGAGAGAAAACGTATTGTTTAAATATCCTGAGATAACAAACGCTGAAAAGGGCATGGCACGTTTGGTTATTCAGACTATAGAAACAGTTATGTTACCACAGGGTCTTTACAACTTTGCTTGCTATACAGTAGATGATGCGACAGAGGAAGAACAGATAGCGTATGTTGATACCATTAATAACGCAAAAGGTGTTATTGAGGTGATTGACGATGTGTATCCGGAGTTTGAACCATCACAGTCAAATATGACTTGGTGGTTTGACGGCAACAAATATATTTCAACTATATTCGATGGATGTGGTGAAAATATCAAGAGTAAATCGCTACATACATTCGCATTTTATTTTGACAACTACAAAGGCAAGATACAGATACAGGGCGATTTATCCGAGCAAGCATCTAGTCAAGATTTTGATTGGTTTCCGCTTTCAACGAATGAAGTTTTATATTATTCTGGTGCGCCACAGTTTGATATCACAATCAACGAAGAAACAGGCGTCCAAGGATTGGTTATCAAAGCAAACGTAAATTGGTTGCGCATATTACATTGGCCTGACCCAGCAAATACCGGTGAAATCACAAAAGTATTGATGAGAAATTAAGTTGTAAAATCTTATTGACAAATTACCAAAAATGATGTATTGTGATTAGTATGAATAAATTTTTTGCTGACTGCTTGAAACTTCCGTACAAGTCTAATTCACAAGATAATCCAGAACACGAGGATCAAGTCGAAGCCTTGCTAATCAAGCACGGGTTGCGGTATGAATCACAACCGAACGGAATTCAGAATTCTCCTGATTTTTATGTGTATCATAATGACATACGTTACAGCGTAGAATGCAAAAGTTCAAAAGGTCATTTCCCAGTTTACAACAGCGGGCTTCCTAAGCCTGGTGTAATTTATATATTTTCGTCAAAAAAATACAACGAAACTACACTATACAACGCTGATGATATTGTTTCTCCTACGAAACGCAAGTTGTATGAAAAATTACTATCGGGATACTCTGACCTATTGAATGAAATGCGTCAGGATCCAGATTGGACCGAAGATAGCCGTGGCTTTGATTTTTATATGAGAGCGATGTACACACAGAGCGGCGGAGCAATTAAAACCAATTACTTCACTCACGCAGATCGTGAAATGTGTGAGAGCAATGTTTTATCGCGAACATATTGACATTCATCTAAAAATATTATATAATGTCATATATGATTTAGGAGAATGCGTTGAATTATAATATTTTGTGTGGCAACAATACTGATGTGTTATCATCGTTTGACGATAACAGCATTGATGTTTGTATAACAGACCCGCCATATGGCATGGGTATGGAACATTGGGACCATAGTGTTCCTCCAAAAGAGACTTGGGCAGAAGTAATGCGAGTGTTAAAGCCTGGTGCTTGGTGTCTTAGTTTCTGTTCGCCAGAGTTGTATCATCGTCTTGCTGTGAACATGGAAGATGGTGGCTTCACTATCAAAGATCAAGTTATTTGGATGGTCACAACGAAGATGGCTAAGAAGAATAAGTTAAAGCCAGCACACGAACCAATCGCAGTAGGACAAAAGCCCTTTACTGGAACATCAAAAGCAACATTTGAAAAGTGGGGAACATCTACTGTAAATCTTAATGGTACCCGTATCCCTTGGGACAAAGAACCACCGAAAGGCTGGGTTAAAGGTGGACATTCGCGCCGGGCTTTCGGAAAAGATGTAGACAAATCTACTGAACAGAATAATGAAAAGGTAGATGCGAATCCAGATGGTAGATATCCTAGTAATATTATAGGTCATTTTGACGTAGAGGATCATCAAAAATATTTCTATGCTCCAAGAGCAACGCGCAAAGAGCGCGGTGAATACAACGATCATCCAACTCCAAAACCTATCAATCTTATGCGTTATTTGATTCGCGTTTATGCGCCTGAAAATGGCATTGTTCTTGATCCATTCAATGGAAGTGGCAGTACAGGCATTGCTGCGATTCAAGAAGGTCACGAATATATAGGCATTGACATGGAACAAAAGTATTGTGATATTACAGAACGACGAATCCAAGACCACTGTGCTGGTGAAGATAAATTTGACGACCTATTTGTGTTGTAAAATCTTATTGACACATTGCCAAAAATGATGTATTATGGTTAGTATGAATTTGTTATCAACCTTACAACAGACACTAGTATCCCATATTCATGGAAAGTCTCGTCGCAGTAGCGGAGGCTGGCAGTCATTTAATTGTCCTGCTTGCGTCAAACGTGGAGAGCCTAGACCTGATACGAAGCAGCGGGGCGGTTTGAAATTTGAAGGAGATACGATAGTATATCACTGTTTTAATTGTGGCTTTGTCGCAAAATTTGAATCTGGAAATGTGTTAAGTAGGTCATTCGTGAATCTTCTTAAATATATGAACGTGAATGAAAACGATGTGAAGCGATTACAGTTGTATAGTATTCGCGAAAAGGAAGTCAATGATGGACCAATATCTTTAATTTCTACTAGGCCGAACGTGATAACTATACCGCAGTTTGATGAAGTCAAGTTGCCAAAGAATGCGAAATCGCTGTGGGAGTTGATGGAAGAATCTAATCCGCCAGAAAAAGCGATAACCGCTGCCAAATATATGATTGATAGAGGATTGTATAATCACGTAGAAGCATATTGGACAGACCATCGCCAGGATATAATGAATAAATTTGAAGACCGAGTTATAATACCATTTTGGCAAAATGGAAAAGTTGTTGGATATTCAGCAAGAGCAATAAAAGATGTATCGCGTGGAAAATATATAATGAATACTCCGCATAACTATCTTTATAATATTGACAAAATAAATGGCGATGAAAAATATTTAATTCTCGTTGAAGGAGTATTGGATGCAGCGGCAATTGATGGGGTAGCGGTATTAACAAATACAACTTCTCCTGAGCAAGCAGATTATTTACGTAAATTTCGGGGAGAAGTTATTTTGTGTCCGGACCGAAATGCCGCTGGCGATAGATTGGTAAACGATGCGATTGAAAACGGGTGGAGCGTGACATTTCCAAACTGGGAAAAGAATATAGAGGATGTAGCAGATGCGGTGAAAAAATATGGAAAATTATACACTACAGAAAGCATAATAAATTCTAAAACAAATAACAGCACTAAAATAAGAGTAAGATTAAAACTTAATTAGAGAGGAAATAATATGGACGATTTTGGATACGGCGGATATGACATTGTCCCAATGACTGCTATGGGAAAGAAGAATGAAAAATCAACTGTCACTGATACTCCGTTTGCGTCGGGCCAGTCATCAGCACCGCCTAAGGCACCTGGTATGGTTATGTATGAAAACGGTATGTACTATATGGCAGACGCCTTTACATATGAAAGCACCCGTCCAATTGTAACTTGGATTATTGAGCAAAATCTTTTGCCTGATACACGGCGTCCAAAGGAGTTGACACTGATTATCAATTCGCCTGGAGGCAGTGTACACGCAGCGTTTGCTTTGATTGACACAATGAAGGGGTCAGCTATTCCTATCAAGACAGTAGGATTGGGTCTTATCGCAAGTGGTGGTGTTCTCACATTTATGTCGGGCGAACCTGGTCGCCGTGTATTAACTCCAAATACTTCTATTTTGTCTCACCAATATTCTTGGGGGGTAGGTGGCAAGGAACATGAATTATTTGCGCGAATGCGTGAGTTTGAATTGAGTTCTGAGCGCATGGTAAAACACTACAAAAAATGTACTGGATTGTCGGAAAAGAAAATTCGCAAATATCTTCTTCCGGCACACGATGTTTGGTTGAGCGCAGACGAAGCGATTGAATTGAATATCGCTGACGAAATAGTAGAAGTTTATTAATTCTCTCATGTAGTAAGTAAAACATAGGCTGTAATGGCCTATGTTTAGTAAGTCACGGAGAGAGCATGGCAGACGTAAAAGATTATAACTTAGAAATGCAAAAATTGTTCATTTATTTTATGATGAACGATCCAGAATTGTATACCAGAGTCAGAAATATCATTGAACCAAGATTTTTTGACAGAGGGCTAAAAGACATTGTAAACACCATCATTGAGCATAGCGAAGAATACTCGACTTTGCCATCGGCTGAGATAATGAAGGCTTCGCATGGATTTGAGGTAGAAGATTTGGGTGATATTAGCACCCATGCTGATTGGTTCTTGGATGAGTTTGAAGAATTCTGCAAACATAAAGCATTAGAGTTAGCAATTATCAATAGCACAGATTTATTACAGGCTGGCAAATATGGCGAAGTTGAAAAAATGGTTAAAGAGGCAGTCCAGATTGGATTGACTCGTGATTTAGGTATGGATTACTTTGCCAATCCAAGAGAACGCCTTGAATCATTGAAGAATAACAACGGTCAAATTTCTACCGGGTGGAAAGACCTTGATCATAAGTTATATGGTGGTATCAACCGTGGGGAAGTAACTATTTTTGCCGGCGGTTCTGGCGCTGGTAAATCATTGTTCATGCAGAATATGGCATTGAATTGGGCAGAGGCGGGACATAACGTAGTATATTTTACTCTTGAACTTTCTGAGGGATTGTCGGCTATGCGTATTGATGCGATGTTGACAGACCGAAGCACAAAACAAATCTTCAAAGATTTGGACGAAGTGGAATTAAAAGTTGCTACAGTTGGTAAAAAATCTGGAATGTTACGGATCAAATATCTACCAAGCGGGGTATCTGTAAATGATTTGCGGTCATATCTAAAGGAATTACAGATACAAACGGGCAAAAAAGTTGATTGTGTATGCGTTGATTATCTTGATTTGCTTATGCCAGTAGGTAAGAAAATATCTGCAAGTGATTTGTTTATTAAAGACAAATATGTCACGGAAGAAATTCGCAACTTTGCAATGGAATGGCAAACAGTCACCGTCACGGCATCCCAGTTGAATCGTTCCGCCGTAGAAGAAGTAGAGTTTGATCATTCGCACATTGCAGGTGGTATTTCTAAAATTCAAACAGCGGATAATGTTATTGGTATCTTTACATCAAACGCAATGCGAGAACGTGGACAATATCAGTTACAGTTGTTGAAAACACGTTCAAGTAGTGGTGTCGGCAGTAAGATTAATCTTGTATTCAACAGAGATAGCTTGCGAATAACGGATGATGATTCTGGAGATGATGATGTCGGAGATGTAGTAGGTGCATCTTCTGCAGCCAGCATTGTAGATAGTTTGCGTAAAAAGAGTATTACTAGGCCTGATAATAATACTACCACTGAAACATCTGGTGCTGCGTCAAGTCTACGGGCAATGTTAAGATCAAAAACCCGTGGACCGCTAGATGAAGTATGAAAAATACGCGGCTGACATAATAAGTAATAATTCAAATATGATGATACCGTGGTATATCATGGCAGCATATGCGTATTATATTAATGATGATCCGATTATTTCAGATAAAATGTTTGATCAATTGTCAATGGATATTGTGGTGAACTGGAATTTTATAAGTCATTCACACAAAAAGTTTCTTTCAATTGATATGTTAAAGGCAGGAACTTATTTGGGTGATTATCCATTGATAGTTGAAGGTGCGATTAACGAACTGCCTTTGTTGTAATAAAGATAAATACAATACGCAACGGAGTTTTTAGCTATGCAACGACGCAAAAGTTTATTTGAAGAACTGAACGATTTAACATTATCCAAAGATAAAACGCGTCTCGTTGAACAACGCGGCGAGAATCTTATTGTGGGATCAATAAATCTTATTGAATATATTGAATCGAATTATAGTGAAACAGACGCAAATGATTTGATTAAGCGATTGATCAATAGTATTCGTACTAGAGATCCTAGGAAGTTTCGTCGGGGTGTATCTACTGTAAAAAAAGCAGGAGAGGATGATGAGTGACGATTACGCAAAACAACTTGAAAAGCTGAAGGTGTTGGCTGGTATCTATCAACCTTACAACCCGAAGACTGAAAATAAAGAAGAAAACCTATCTCATATTGGTACAAATAAGGGTGCTTATCAGCGCAAGAATAATATTGAGCCAGGAACGAAAGAATGGTTTAAGCTCTGGTTTAGTAGACGCGTGACCGGAGAATCTCCGACGGCTGGAGATAAGAAATGAGATTATTTGAAATAGCAGATGAAAAAGACATGGAAGATGTTGCGTTTGGCAATTTCAAGAAGTCTCCAGAAGAAGATACCACTTGGGAAAGTAAAGTGTTTTATGCGGTAAAGAACTTTATCAACAATGCCGATCCAAACACAAAGGGCGAAGTTGAGCCATTACTGCATGATCTGATGTTGTTAAAAAGTAAATATCCAAACGATCTTATCCCAAAATCAAAGTACGCATATCGCGGAACACAACTGTCAAAAAGTGCGTTTGCTGATTTGGCTGAAAAGTATTCGGATTCTGATAAGTTGATACGGCTGCCATACACATATTCTCCTAGATCACCTGTTCAATCTTGGACAGTAAACAAGCAAATAGGATTTGATTTTGCGTTTAATGGAAACAATGAACCTGGGTTCGGCAACAATCGTGCAACAGTATGGAAACCACACGAATTTCCATATCCCGCTGTGATAATGGTGCCTGTTGATGACAGTTTTATTATGAATAGCAAACTGACAAACAAGATTGCCAAGGAAATACATGGCATGACAGAAAAAGAAATTATTCGGGCAGCAAATACGCCAATAAAAGGACATATTATATTACATCCGACAACCTTTGCTGGTAGCAAACGTGGTGTTGTTGAGTTATTATATTGAGGTAAAGATATTATGAAGATAGATGAAATTATTTTAGGAGCAGGGCTTGAACGCCGTTTCAGAGGACCCAGAAAACCTTGGACGAAGCATATAGATTTTCATAATTTTGGTACTGCGTTCAAAGATGCGAAAAAGAAAAAGAACCGTATTAAATCTTCATTGTTAAGCGAAGGTGGCGCAATGCCAGGCGTTGGATCTATTCATATTTCTGAAATTGAACCGACTTTATCAGCACTTGAAAAAGTTCTGGGCGTAGATTTGAAAAACAATGTGCTGGGTTCAGTGGGCAAAAAGACATTTTCTGGTGATATTGATGTTGCTCTTGATATTCCATCTGAGGACGTGCCTGCGTTTGTAGAAAAATTGAAATCTATTCCTGCGGTAGAAGACATTGCGAAGAGCAGTGTTATCATGACAAAAGTAAAGATTGTTGGTTATGATCCAAGCAAAACTATTCCGGGAAAAGAAAGAACGGGACACGTACAGATTGATTTTATGCCGGGCGACCGCGATTGGATGAAAACATATTATCATTCACCTCATGAAAAGGGCATTGATCCTGAGGGGAAGTATAGTAAGTACAAAGGCGTACATCGTAATATTATGATTGCGAGTATAGCAGGCGAATATAAGCGCAACGACAGTAATGAAACTACCGAAGATGGCAGACCGTTAGAATCTGAGAGATTTATGTTTAGTCCAACAGAAGGATTGATGCGGGTTCGTAGAACGCCAGTTCCTAAGAAAAGTGGCGATGGTTACACAAAAAAGAACAATAATGAGTTGGTATCTGGACCTTGGAAGTCAGCAAATGATATTGCGAAGCATTTGGGATTAGATAGCGCCGATGATTTATACAGTTTTGAGACACTATATGCTGCTATAAAAAAGAACCATAGTAGCACGTTAGCGAAAAATATATTTGATAATTTCAAAACCAATCATACCATTCAGAAGTTTGGTATTCCCACTGAGTTGGGCGAAAGTAAAAGTCTTACAGAAGATCGCAAGGTTGGTAGAGAGTTACAACATTTAGAAGACCTTGTGTTTGTTGATGGCAGCAAAGGTGCGTTAGAGGCGCTGGATACGCTTGATAGATTTGGACAAGATGTTAGTGATGTTAGTATAAAATGGGATGGCACTCCGGCTGTGATATTTGGGCGTGATGCAAGTGGCGAGTTTATACTGACTGATATTGCTGGTTTCAAAGCAAAGCGTTATGATGGCAAGGCAAAAAGTCCAGAAGCATTAGAAAAGATGTATTTGGGCAGGGGTAAAGATGTTGATGATAACCGCAGAGCATTTGCGAAATCAATGCGTGATGTTTGGCCAGCGTTTGAGCAAGCAGTACCAGCAGATTTCAGAGGATTTATGTTGGGTGATTTACTTTATAAGCAACAACCACAACTAGAAAATAATCACTTTGTATTTAAGCCGAATAAGGTGACGTATAGCGTCAAAAAAGATAGCAATATAGGTACTCGCATTGCTGGAAGTACAGCAGGCGTTGTTATTCATACACACACAGACTTAGAAGGCAACGCAACACCAGCAAACGCAGAAGATTTGAACGAAGGTTCATTATTCATTATGCCTCCAGTATATGCTCAAAAAACTCCAAGTGTTAATGTAAAGAATACTGACAGAATCAGAGCAATTATTACACAGAATGCTAGAAATATTGATGCTCTATTAGAACCGCAGCAAGGGTTGAGTGATATGAAGAATATCATTTATACATATGTAAACCAGATGAGCAGAGCAGGTAAATGGAATAAACTTGAAAGTGGATTTAATGATTGGTTAGCAAATAGCAATGTGAGCGCGAATAAGCAAGAAAAAATAATTGCTATGCCAGAAAGTAAATACTTTCCATTACTGTTCAAAACTGTTCTTGCTATTCAACAGATTAAAAATAGTGTTATTGCTCAATTCGATGATGCTGAAATGGATGTCGAACAACATATTGATGGACAAAAAGGCGGCGAAGGATATGTTGCTGCTACGAACAAGGTAAAGCTTGTACCAAGACACAAGTGGATACCCGGATAAGGAGAAACAACTATGGAGTTGAAATTTATAAACACATTATCAGAAAGCAGAATGTTTCGTACTAAAAAGAATGCGCTATTGTTGCCTATTGATGCAGCAGCCAACCTTGCTTTTGTAAATTTAATGATATTGAATATTTTTAATTACGATTATGAGTTTGCTAGTCTTGCCGGAGATTATGCTTCAAGAACAAAAGCATACAACAATTTTGATTACCACAGAATTAGTGGCACAGATTTGTATATATCACTGAATAGGTTAATGGGAAAAGATCAGACTTATGACAATGACAGTGATACCATTGCTATTGAACGAGTAAATATTCGCATTGCTGATATAAGAACATATTTGAATAATATTGCTAGTAATAAAACTAATGCGTCATCTGAATCTCGTTACTTATTGAAGTTCGAAAAGGATTTGAATATACAAGATTCATTGTTGCGTTCTTGTCGAAGATTAGTTGGCAATTGGGAAAATTTGTCACATTCACAGAAAGCATTGGTTGTAACCCGCCTTGATCAATTTTTAAGAAATAGTGCCAGAATGTCTGATCTTACTGGACCACTTGGCGTGTTAAAAAGCCGCAGATCATTTGATGTTGATGATTCAAAAGATAAGAAGAAAAAAAGTTGGAAATCATGGGCAATTCCTGCTGCGGCAGTAGCAGCGGCAATCACATATGGTGTAAAATCCCGGCGCCCAAGTCTACAAAGTCGTGTAAAGCGAACGGATCATGCTAAAATTCCTAAAGTGGGTCAAGGAACAAAGTTTCAAAAGTTCTAAAATAATAGAAATGTGAGGCATAAAAAAAGCGCACAAATGATAAATAAATGTATCGGGAGATATGTTTCCCAGCATAAATTTTTAGGAGATAAATTATGGTAACTAAAGTACATGATTCTTACTACGCAGGTCAGTTCCTAACAGGTTCTTTGAACTATTTTGAACTAGCTACCGGCGATACACTAGTAACAGACGCACAGGCAGTAGCAGTTGCTACTCGTGCAACAGCAGACTTGGATTTGGCAGCACTAGAGTTGGCACAAGCTGATCTAGACATGGATCCACTAAATCCTGCTCTAATCTTGGCGCGTGATGCAGCTAAAGACACATGGATGATTTCTGATGCGGCAGCAACAGCAGCAGAAGCAGCAGCAGAAGCAGCACTAAACGACAAATATCGTGAAATCGCACAGATTGCTGGTACCCGAGCAACTGTTGTTATTCTTGGTGAATGGCAGGCAGAAGTTATTCGCGTAGCTATCGAAAACAACCAGGCTTGGCCAAACCCAGTTCATGCTGAACCATATGGCACACCTGATCCAGCAGAGCATCACGGCATTCTTGATCTAGAAGATGCTCTAAATCTTGGTGCGTTCTCTACTTGGGTTGTTACATCTTTCGTATTCTAATCCAATACAAATAACAATGTAGAAAAGAGGGCAGACTGCCCTCTTTTTTTTGTTGTCTTTTATGTACGTTTGATAAATATAATATACGCAATCAACTACGGAGAAGAATATGACATCGAGAGTACACGGATCAGCATCTTCTTGTGAAGTAGTATCTGGCAACATCGGATTTTATACGTTATATTTGAAGGACGTTGACATCTTATCAACTGGAAATATTTTAGATATTTCACAGCAAAATTTTGATGACGTTGTTAATATCATAAATCTTGTGTCGCAACCCATCATAATGAATAATCCTATACCTGTTAATTTAGCAGGAATTGCTCCAACCATTACCGGCGCAGGATTTGTATTTAAGTTTGCTACGGAACATAGTAACATATTCGAACGGAATGGAGATAGCACTGCTATATTAAAAGAGGCGTTTTCCGGCATCATGATTGATGATGTTCTACTGATTGTTGGCACAAATATTGAATTTTTTATGACGGATTTATTATAATAAGGATTTTATCATGGATTTCAGCGAAAGTAAACTTAATGATTTAGAAGCGGAAGATTTAGGCATTCATGTTGCTCTTTCTAGAGAACGGCATGCAAATTTAGACAATAATTTCAAGAGAGTTGAACAAAGTATAACAGATGCAACTGATGATATCAAAGCTGATATTGGGGAAATAAGAAAATTATTGCTATGGGCTGCATCTACGTTGTTTGCTACGTTATTGCTTGTTGTATTGTCTAGTGTGTTTGGGAGAATATTGTAAAATGATATTATCTGAACTATATGAAGCAGAATTTGATCTGGAAGAGGGCAAGATGGTATTTGCTAGAGCAGGAAATAAAATTGTTCGCAAATTTCGTTGTTCAGCAGGCAGATTAAAGGGCAAAACGGTTTCTAGTCCGACTGCGTGTTTTGGTCCAGTCGATGTTAAAAAACGATTTACGTTAGCTAGAACAAAAGCGAAAATGGGCAGTCGCATGACACGAAAAGCGCAACGTACAAAGCGAGTTAATCAGGCTTCGCGTAGATTGAAGGCATTAAATAGATGAATAGCATGAAGAAACAAATTACAAGAGCGATGTTGGCCGAGAGCAACGAGGAAGATTATGGAACTGCACATAAGTTAGTGCGTGACATTTCTCCGGAGGTAGAATATAATGACGTAGTTGATCGCGTGACATCGTTAGGATTTTCTGATTATATGAAACTTGATGCCGCACTTAAAGATAAAGATTCTGGAACAGTGTATGATTTATTGTATTCTAAAAATGAGATTGATGAAAGTTTAGCCGATTTCAATTCGGACGATCCAATGACAAGTAATGTTGTAATTCCTGGTTATGGATCAATGACTGTTAGTACACTAATGGCAAATGTCGGTCGCACACTTGATGAGTTAGCAAAAATGCCCGATAATATTGACAAGTATCGTAAAGTCAACTATGAACTATATCGTAAATATTCTGTTCTGCAAGCAAAACTTGATGCTCTTGTTACAGCATTAGATGATTTACAAGAAATCCGAAAAAAAGGCGGCACAAGAAGTCGTAATATCCAAGCAGAATCAAATGGTGAAATAGCAGAAGGCAATTTGCCTCCTCATCTTGCTAAGTTCTTTAATAAAGAAGGCAATCTAAATCCAGACGCAGAAGAACGTGTTCGCAAAGGTCGTGAAGAACGTAGTCGCAAAGGTCGCGAAGAGCGTAAAACCTCATCCTGGAAAGATGTGACGCCAAAAGGGTATGGTCCTGATGACGAGCAGATAGATGAATATGGTGGTGCAACATATGGAAAAAGTGGACGATATGATAGAGCAGGCTATCAATCACCAACTGCTGCCAAAAAAGCAGCCCAAGCACAATCGCCAGATCCGACTCCATACAAGGGTGCTTCAAATCCAAAAACGCCTAGTTCTACAAGGTCTACTACTATGGGACCTGGTAAAACATCACAACACAAGGATGATAAATCGGCAGCGGCAGCACAACAAGATGCTGATATGGACAGAGAAGAGTTAAAACGATTGGCGGGCATAACACATATCAATCAAGCGACTACACAATCAATAGCGAGACAAAATAAACGATGAATATCCGTGAGATTCTAGGAGGCATATATACTATGGTATCAGAAGATGAAAATCTTTTGATTGTCACCTATTTTTCTAATGAGGATTCAGTTGTCAAGAGCAACGAATTGACTGACAATGAAATGGTGATAGCAGAGGATCTTGTGCGTAAAGGATTGTTATTGCCGCACGAAAATGGATTTCGGTTATTATAATGGAGGAATACAATGAAATCACCGTCAAGAAATGATGTAACCGCAATGGCTGATATTATGAAGGCGTTGAATGGTGATACTACTGCTATCAAAAAAACAGCGACATCAGGATCAGTCGATAGCCATGCAGGTATGAGTAATAAACAACAAGAAACAGCAGCGATGCTAAAGATTATGAATGCTATGAACAATGTTGACGCTGTTTCTGAGAATGTCGCTGAAGCATTGTATGAATCCTCTAAAACGCGTACGGGCTTTAAGATTGGTGCGTATGAAATATCGAAAAACGACAGCAACTTATATGATGTAGTTGACATAAGGCTGAAGGAGACGTTGTTCGAGGATATCAAGTTGAAAGAATCTGCTAGTGTTATTGCTGTGCATTTGAATGAAGGCAAGAAAATAAATTCGCCAGAAATCACAAAGATTATTTCAACAAACGCAATATTTGAGACATATTATTATGATGCTATGAAGCACAAAAACGCCCATCGGCTGGCAAAAGGCAAACAAGATCGTCGCAAAATGAATATCGCTGAGGATCGGTTTAGCAGAGCAAAAAACGAAGCTATGACAGCAAAGTCTTCCATAAAATTGTTATATGAAGCAGCAATGAAACAACAGAAAATATAAACAAATGATAAATATGAATATAAACTACAACTAGGAAGTTTGATAACATGAAAAATAGACTTTTTGAAACAGATGACGCCGTTATTGTCAAAAACCTAAACAGATATCTTAAAGAAAACTTTGGATATAAAGTTTCGGGCGATCTATCTTCTTTGCGTCAGGCAAAGCGAGCATTGGTTGAAAAGAAACGAGGTATGGTATCAAATATGCGTGATCCCAACTACACAGAGATTGTCGTAATGCTAGAAAGCATTAAGAAGATTGTAAAGATCAAGATGGACGAAGGTTGTGGCAAACGTCATACAACAACAGAAAAAGCACCCGTCGTCCAACAACCGAAAAATAAATGGGGCAACTCATTTGAGGGGCAACAGGAGTATAAAATGAATACGAAGCAACTTTCAGAGAAACTAACAGCAGAACTTAACCTTTTACTTGAGGGTGACGCAGCAGAAGCAGAAGTAACAATGGCAGCACGTGGTATCGTTGATGAACTACAGGACATTATTGAAAAGTTGGGCAAAATACAAAATGATCAACTGGGACCACTAGGTGACGAAATGGCTTTTACACATGGCACTGATGAAGCCAACCAATTCAAGCAAACAAGTATGTCATCAATTGATGGTCTTTTGCAATCTGCTAGAACTACAAAAGATGAAATGAACAACGCATTGTTAACATTATCTGGTCAAGCACCGACAGTAGATATGGACGACGATATGGAAATTGGCACAGGCGACATGGAAGCAGACATGAAAGCAGACGTGGAGTTAGATATAGAAGACGAAATGTCACCCGCCCCGACAATGGGTAGAGAAAAGAGATAATCTTGTGCGATATTCTGAACTAACAAATGAAGCGGCTGTAGATTCTCGTTCTATTGAGACGGACATAACGCATTACCTTCTTCGGGCTAAGGCAAAAGGAATGACTTCTGTGCCAACTGCAATTATTGTGAATGACTTAAATGGAATGACGACATACGATGGAATTTCTACGTCTACTGTTGTGAATATTTTGAAGAATAAATCAAAGTTTCCGTTTGTTGTTAATGTGTCTATTGAAAATATCGATCTGTCTATTGTTGCTTCAAATAATAAAACTGCACAGACAAACAGAAATACCGTTAGAAATTTAGCAAAATCTGCTACTAAAAAAAGGATGTAATGATATGCCACTGATCGTGCAGGGAGAAACAAAGATTATCAGTAAAAGCAAAATGAACGAGTTAGCTAACAAATTGGCTACTGAAAAAGACTCGGGAATTGATCAGTTGTCACCAGACAAAAAAGCAATACGGGAAGAAGTAAAATCTGCAAAGCGGCACAGAGAGTTTATGGACAGAGTTCGTGCAAATGAAGAACTCAATGAGACAAAACGCAACGCGATTGCGCATGCAGAATCCGTATCTGAGTTGGTAGTTGATTCTAAGCCAGTAGCGACTGTTATAGAACCAGCAATCGTTAATGTGATAGTATCAGAAGAAGCGATAGTAGAAACATCAGTGAAACTGCCGGATTTTGACAGTATGACAAAATCGCAGATTGGTATTTGGTCAGAAGAGCATATAGGTTTAACTCTTGATCTTCGTAAAACAAAGTACGATCTTATTGATGAAATCAAAAATGCTTCTTGACTTTTGATGCATAATGTAGTATATTATAAATATGCTATTAACAGAAAAATACAAATATAACCCTCTGGCCCGAGTGAATGTTGAAGGAAAACGTCACTACAGGGCAGAGGGTAATCCTTTGCCTAGTGTTACAACAATACTTAGTGCGTTGAAGGATCAATCAGGATTAGATGAATGGCGTAATCGCATAGGTCATAAAGAAGCAAATGAAATTATGAATATTGCTGCCAGTATAGGCACATCAGTTCATTCATTTATTGAATATTACATTCTTGATGAGAACAGAGAAATCAAAAATAACTATATCAACAAGATAGGCAAGAAGTTATCCGATATCGTCATCGAAAAAGGATTATGTAATATTGATGAAGTATGGGGAACTGAGATTCCTCTATATAATCCAGGATTGTATGCAGGCACTGCAGATTGCGTTGGTGTATGGAAAGGCAAGCATACTATCATTGATTTTAAAACATCTCGCAAAGCAAAAAAAGAAGAATGGATTGAGGATTATTTCATTCAAGGATGTCTGTATGCGCTTGCCCACAATGAAGTATACAAAACAAGTATCAGAACTGTAGTTATTATGATGATTGGTTGGGATGGCGACAATGAAGGCAACTATCAAGAGTTTGTTATTGACGGTCTTGAGTTTGATCGATATGCAATAATGGCATCTAGAAAAGTGGCTGAATACTATGATAGAATACTTATTTGAAATGATAAATACAAGTAACTACTTTTAGGAGTTACTTGATATGTCCATCGAATATGTAAAAATATTATTGCGTCAAGGATTGCGCACAGAAATAAACGAAGATTTGTTAGAAGTGGGCGAACCGGGATTTGCCTACGATACAAATCAGTTGTACATCGGCACTGATGATGCGTTGAATGAACTTGTGTTTGATCCGTTTGCCAATGCTCACGCTGTTATTCAGACTTGGTTAGATAGTGTGGAAAATCCAGAACCTGGACTTATGGTTGACGAAGATTTGATTGTTCGTAATGTAACGGACGTTGATGCTATTTTGGCAGCAATGGCATCAAGTATTTTGTTTCCTGCTGGAGCATATGCAAGGGCAAGACGCAATGTTGAGGTTGTAACTGAAAACAGCTTCAATCAGATGTTTGCCGATCAACATTTATCTGTATTTGATCCTACGAGTGGGTTGCGTTCTAGTTTATTTCACAAGGAGTTATTGAATACATCTGGCACATTTTTGCGCTATAATAAAAATATATGCACATCGTTTTTTATTGAATATTCGTTGAAACAAACCAACGGCGTGATAACGTATGTTCGTGTTGGCGATATCAAAGTCATTAATGGCGTGCCGCAGGGAATAGCACAATGTAAGTTAACAGACGATAATACTGAAATTTGGCAAGATGATGGTGATTTACTGGAAGAATCAAATGAATTTTCAAATATAGAATTTTCTGCCCAACTTGATGCTGATTACGTAAATATATTATATACTCAAAATGCAGGATTTATAACTAATATTTCATACACAGTAAAACGGTGGTCAATGTAATACGATGAATAATAATGCTTCTAAGCTATTTGAATGGCGTGAGTTACGAAAAAATCTAGAAACACATTTTTCAGAAGGAAATCTACAAACTATAATAACTTGGTGGCAATCGTTCAAATTTAGGGCAAATGGTTTTGATTACGACAATATAAAAACGTGGCCGAATGTGTGGGAGTTAATACAGGACGGATATTATACTACGAGCAGTATCGGGCTTGGTTGTTTCTATACTATTACGCTTGCTTATCCTGACAAAGACATAGAACTTTGGTTGATACACGATTTGTTATATTCTGAAATATACTTGGTTTGTTATATAGATGGATACATACTGAATAGATTGAGTGGCAAACTTGAAAAATATGAAGATGTTAGTCAGGATATAAATATATTAGAAAAACACAAAGCAGAATATATTATAGATGCTTTAAAATTTAAGGAGTAACACATGTTAGTTGAAAAAACATTTGAATCTGGCGATATAGGCACACTGGGAGAATAAATATGGGTAAACCAGTAGCAGCCCGCATAGTATCAAGAACATCGCACGATGGATACGCATTTGAGGGCGCATCTAAGACAAAAATGGGACCAACTCGTATGGGAGCACATCGGATTGGTGATGGTGCTATATGTCCATTGCATGGTCCTATTCGATTAATGACTGGAGTAAGTAATGTTATCATAGAAGGAAAACCGGTAGGAACAATTGATAGTATCTATAGACCCGTGTGTTTGGCAAAAGTTACTACCGGAGTTAACAATATAATAGTAGGTTAAAAAATGGCGACAGAGGCAGAATTTGAAAGATTATATCAAGAGTTTATAACGCGAGGCGGCGGGACGCATACATTTGATAATACAAATGTGACACCGGTCGAATATAAATCGTTGATAGATGTTGGGCTAACAGAAAAACAACGTGAACGATTAGATTTATTAGAAAAAAAGTACAATGATTCTGTAGCGTATGAAACAATCATGGAAGAAATGGATAAGTTTGAAAATCCATACGCTTTTTTATGTGATACTGGAACCGCTACTTTCCAATCGTTCACTACTAATTTGTTTGACTTGTGCGATGAAGTGAAAACATTGGAAACAGTTAATCCAGAGGCAGCAACGGCAGCTAAGGAAAAAATCGCAGAACTATTTGGAGTACCATATTCGGATATGTGTAGATTGAATACACTTGCTCCCGCAGCCTCTGAAATGTACAGAGAAGTGTGCGAACATACGAATAGTCAGATCGCAGACTTGCCAAATACCATAAATGAAATATCATCGTTTTCTGCTATCGCACAGAATTTTAGACCACCAACTACAGCGAATAGTAGCGAATGTTCTATGTTCAATGAGATGATGGGTATTATGTCTGGAGTAATGGATGGTGCGTTCAGCTTTCTTGGTGATTTGCCTGGAACGTTAACGGAATTAATGGGTCCGTTAGAAGGAATCATGGGTGGCATGACTGGACAACTTCAAGGAATGATTGATGGTAGTATTCCAGATATTTCATCCTTGATGGGAGGGCTTGACGGAGTGATGAATGGTGGTATTGAAGGATTACTAGGTAATATTCCCGGCGGGTTAGAGGGATTACTAAGTACTCTACCTGGTGGCATAGAAGGAGTGCTGGGTGGATTGCCAGGTGGCATTGAAGGATTACTAGGTAATATACCTGGTGGGCTTGAGGGACTAGCAGGTGGATTGCCAGATGGAATACAAGGATTACTAGGCAATATACCAGGTGGGCTTGAGGGATTACTAGGTAATATGCCCGGTGGACTACAAGGATTACTAGGTAATCTACCTGATGGGCTTGAGGGATTAATAGGCGGATTGCCAGGTGGCGTTGAAGGATTGTTAAGTGGATTGCCAGGTGGCATTGAAGGATTGACCGGTGGCCTTGGCGGCATTGAAGGATTGATAGGTGGTTTACCAAACGTTTCGGATATCATGGGACAAGTAATGGGAATGGCAGGAGCAGGATTCGGCGCCATCGAAGACATATCAAATCAGGTGACGAGTGAAATAGCAGGGCTTGCGGGCATTGGCGAATTAATGCCACAGATGCTTGCAATATTAAACCTGGGATCACTTACTCTCAATTCTTGTGCCCTAGCACCATTGTTAAATGCAGGAACTGAAACATTTGGATCTGCTATCGGACAATTGCAATCCGAGACATTCAATAGGACTAATGATACAGTTCCAACTGCTGTTGATGAAAGAGTAAATATGGCAGAGGTATCTTCGTTAATGAACAGCGCACAGAGATTAGCAGCCTTATCGCCGGGCGTTCCACAGTCTCCTATTACCGGTGCTGATTTACGATATCAACCGTGGAGCGCATATTTACATGGCGACAACAGTGGAGCAGATGCTGGACCTACGCCAAACGCACATAGCATTTTGTCTGGCGCGGCTGGCAGTATCATGGGATTGATTGATCCGTCAGTAAAAAATTCAGCAGTAGGTCCAAATCTAAATCAAACAGTTGATAGAAGCAATGTTCGTGTAGTTCGGTCTGATGCTTGGAAGAAGTTTGCAAAGACTTATTTGGATGCGATGCTAGTTATACGGACTGAGACAAAACAACTACGACAAACAATAGAAAAGTCATTGGAATTTGCTGATATCCACAGTGTATATAGTGGTGATTCGACAGCTATTGTCCAAGATGCTAAATCATATGTAGAAACACTGACTAGCATTGAATCTGAGTTAGGTGAACATATAAAACGGACAAAGCGCAGACTATCATATACTTTATCGGGATCGGCATATAAAAATGGTGGCAAAGAAACCGCAGCTATGAACTTGTATAATGATACTATAGTTACACAGACAGATACCACACTAAAAAAACTTCTTCGTCAACTAACGGATATTGCCACCAGTTGGAATGGAATTCGTTATCGATCCGTATTTTTATATTGATTTTACGTTGATTTTGATATATAATAGAATAAATGAGTAGGACATAATATGAAGGCAACTGCGGATAGCCTCTTGAAATATCGCAAACAGATTGATTTAAGCATCATTAATAACACGCATGTACATTATTGTACTCCGTGCTACGGAGGACAAGTGACCGAGCCGTTCTTTAGGTCTTGGACGCGGGCACATATGATGTTTACTAAACACAATATTAAATACTCGATGACCACATCCGCTAATGAATCTTTGATTAGTAGAGCAAGATGCCATATGGTTGCGTATTTTATGGCAAATCCAAAAGCAACTCACATGATGTTCATTGATGCTGATATTCGGTTCGATGCGGTTGATATTTTACATATGCTCCAGCACGACAAAGACATTATCGTCGGTGCTTATCCCAAAAAAGAGTTAGACTGGTCAGGAATTAAACAAGCGTCATCATCTGGAGTTGAAGCAGAGTTGCTTACTAAATATGGAGCAAATTATGCGTTGAATTTCAAATGGAATAAAACCGATGCCGGCGAGAAGTTTTTAAAAGTAAAGCACGGTCTCATTGAACTGAAAGATGCGGCAACTGGATTTATGCTTATCAAGCGGTCAGTTATTGAAAGAATGATTTCAGCATATCCAGACTTGTATTTTAATAATGATCTCAACTTAGATACTGAGTTTGCTAAGTGGACGTATTTGTTTTTTGATACTATGGTTGAATCAGAAACAAAACGATATCTTAGTGAAGATTATTCATTTTGCCGTAGATGGCAAGATATAGGAGGAGAAGTATGGTTAGATCCATTGGTTAAGTTGGATCACGTAGGACACTTCATTTTTGATGGCAATATCAATAAAATGCTGTATACTACCACGCTAGAAGACTTAGACCTTGCATCTAATAAATAACTACAGATAAAACAACAATGAGCATCTTACAGAGTTTTATAGAAGTTTACGAAAGCAAACAAGAAGACGAAATGTCTTTGGAAAAATACTTGAAAATATGCAAAAAAGACAAGATGGCGTATGCGACAGCCGCAGAACGGCGAGAGGCGTCTTAAACCATACGCACAAAAGATTAAGGAACAGCTAGAGAACGGTGAAGCGGAGTACGTTCATAGCAAAGGTAAACATATATTCGTCTATCCTCTCAATAAGAAAGAGAGACGGAAGTACAAAATGAAAGCAAATATATAGTGACTGATGTGAAACTTATGCTAGGCAATTGCTTAGACCGACTAAAAGACCTTGATGATAATTCTGTGGATAGTATCGTTACTGACCCACCTTATGGAATTGATTTCATGGGTAAGAAATGGGATTACGATGTTCCGTCTACAGAGATTTGGGAACAGGCAATGAGAGTTCTCAAACCAGGTGGTTATCTATTGGCATTTGCTGGTACACGTACACAACACCGCATGGCGGTTCGCATTGAAGATGCTGGCTTTGAAATTCGTGATATGATTGCTTGGGTATATGGTAGCGGCTTTCCTAAGTCTCATAATATTGGAAAAAATGTTGATAAACATTTGCGTGGGGTAGGTATAGGAAAATCTGATCCTAAATCACCTTTGCATGGAACTAAAAGATTAAAAATTAATGGTGCAAATGCTAAACATGATATGAGTCCTTTATACAAAACACAAACTGTAGAGTATGAATATGAACATGATATTTCGAAACAATGGAAAGGTTGGGGCACAGCACTCAAACCTGCACTAGAACCTATTACAGTTGCTAGAAAACCATTAGGAGAAAAGACTGTTGCCGCTAATGTCTTGGAGTATGGTACAGGTGGTATCAATATTGATGAAAGTCGTATTCCCACTAACCCTGATGTTGATGATGCACGACTTGGTGGCAATGGCTCTTGGAAAACTGATAATGCAGGTTCAAATATAGGAAATGCGCCCTTTAAGGGTGATGATGTTGCTTCATCTGAGCGAGGTCGTTTCCCCGCTAATATTATTCATGATGGTTCTGATGAAGTGACTGAGTTGTTTCCAAGTGTTAATGGTTCAGCCGCACGTTTCTTCTATGTGCCAAAGACATCTAAGAAAGATCGTAATGATGGACTAGAGAACTTTACACCAAAGGCTACAGCGTCTTCTGAGTTCAGACCAAACCATGCAGAGAAAGCAGACAACGGTGAAGATGGCAATCCATATGGACGTTGGACACCTACACAGAACAACCACCCTACTGTGAAGCCCACAGACCTTATGCGATACCTTGTGACTATGGTAACACCAAAAGGTGGTACAACCCTTGATCCGTTCATGGGTAGTGGTTCTACAGGACGTGGTGCGAAGCTAGGTGGGTTTAACTTCATTGGTATTGAACTAGACGAAAACTACTTGGAGATTGCCAAGGCTAGAATTGATGCCGTATCTACTGAGATTACGTTGGAAGAATTTTTTTACTTGACATAAAACGAATCGTGGGGTATGCTTGACTTATTAATTAAGGCGGAAAATTAAAATTCCCCGCCTTAAATCATTTCGTGTTTTATGGATGGTATAATTCCATAGCAACCGAACGAATCATTGAGCGGCTGATACCGATATCGTTCAATTCATGATCCGTAAGTGATGTCAACTCTCGGACTGTATTGTTATATTTCTTGCGGCTAGCAAAGTATTTTATAGCATTACACTTCATTGTGTTAAGTTTATCAAACATATTAATATTCTCCTCTGATTGGTATTTTTCCAGTTGTTATCATGTGATCATATGCGTATAGCCAATCATTGCCATATTCTACTTTTGCCCACTTTTCCACAGCTTCTGTTGTTTCTTTGCGTGTCCACACTGATTTGAGTGTTTTTAACAGGTGTGTCATTTTTATTCTCCTGATAGTTTCTTGTATTGTTGCATACATTTGTTTGCTTCGATTGTATAACCTAATAATGTTAATTCTCTTGCTGCTCTGCGATATCCAGATAAACAACATGCTCTTCCCAATCGTTTCATTATGTTCATTATCTTCTCCTCTATATTGCTGCATCGCAGCACTATCATTATTTATTACATAATACACTAAAAAATCGTCAATTACTACTGCGGTTTCGGTATACTCGATATGTCTTTGCCGCATATCTATTTGTAACTATTGCTTGACTTGTTTTGGCACATATGGTATAATAAAAAATAATAGTAGTATTGTATGCTACCATAGTGTTGATTTCCGTTGATATCGAATGTATTATTACTACGCAAGACGCGTATGAGATATTTTTGAGTGAAAAATAATGGATGGTGGCAAAATCGGGCAATATGTTGATTGCAAAGATCGAATAGCAGAAAAGCATGCATAAATACGTTGAATATAGGATATTGAAAAATATGAACAAATCAAAACATATACCTCCCGTGGTAGAGGTAGACGAAACGGCGGATTATGTAAACTGTTTAGATTTACTAGAAGATAATGAAACGTCGCATACGAAAACTTCATTCAGTGTGTTATTTGATGAAGACAATGAAGACTCGTGTCTAGAAGTGCCGAAAATATCGGCTGAAAAGCATGTTTGGAAATCTATCAGTATACATTTTCGCAATATTCACGATTTGAATTCATTTGCAGTTATGCTGAATCAGACAATTTTTGATAACACGAAATACATTTGGTTTCCTAAGATCGTGACTACATCTTTGTCTGCGTTGTTCGACGATTCCGACGCCATCGGATACAAGATATCACAAACCACGAAAATTAAAAATGATAAATCAAATAATCAAGAATCATCCAACTTATTTGAAACGGCAGATAACGAGTCAGGCAATGATCATTGGACAGATCACTGGAACGATATGCCGTCGTTCATTCAAGAGGAAAATGGCCCTTGGAAAACAATAACTGTAAAACTGGCGACTGAAGAAGATATGGCGGCGTTTGGTGAAATTATAGACCAAAAACTTACTGCTAAAACAAAAAGCACGTGGCATCCACAACGAATGATCACAAAAAATTCATTGATGCGTTGGTTTGAAATCAAAAATGGAGAATATGCGTACACCCAGCCGAAATATCCGTTGTATATAATTTCTAAGGGTAGACACGAAACGATGTATACTGCTAGATCATTATCTAGGATGCGTATTCATCATCATATTGCTGTTGAGCCACAAGATTGGGAGCTGTATGACGCTGCGCTAGACGAATTCAATATTCGGAATTACGCAACTTTACTTTTGTTGCCATTCAGCAACCACGGTGATGGACCTGGTAGGGCAAGAAATTGGTGCTGGGATCATAGCATGAAAGTGTATAACGCAAAGCGGCATTGGGTGTTTGATGATAACATTCAAGATTTTTATCGTTTACATGAGAATCAGCGCATTCGAGTTGAAAGTGGAGTAATGTTCACGATTATGGAAGATTTTTGTGATAGATACGAAAATATCAAAATCGCTGGACCACAATATCGCTTTTTTTGTGCTGCTGATCAAAAATATCCAGGATATGTAAAGAATACAAGAATATATTCCACTCTTCTTATAGAAAATGATTGCAAGCACAGGTGGAGGGGAAGATACAACGAAGATACTGATATTTGCTTGAATGTTCTCAAGGACGAAGATTGCACTGTGCAATTCAATATTTTCCTTCAAGGAAAAGCTGCCACTCAAACGGTATCTGGTGGCAACACCCAAGAGTTTTATCATGTAGAAAATGTTGAAGGAGAGGTTAAGCTTGGAAAATATAACGTTGGTGGCACAGTCAACAAATCTCTATTATTAGAAAAAATGCATCCTGATGTAGCAAAGATGGTATGGAGATATGGTCGATGGCATCATCATGTTGATTATTCATCATTTAAGGATATCAAGATGCGATATGTTGATGGAGTAGAAGTAGCATCTGGAGAAAATAATTATGGATTAGAACTTCAGGTATTTAACAACATCGATGAAGTCAACGATGTTACCGGAGTTGAATCGATGAATGGCAGCGACGAATAGCCAAATCGCATCAAGATAGTAGAGAAAAATGGTTGGGCGAGAAAAACAAAGAAACGTGGCCAGAACGTCCAGGATGTGGCTTCAAAGGAGTATGATATGGAAGCAAAACTAGTATACGAAGGCACAAAATCATTGAATGGACCATCAACCGCATACGAGATCGACGCCGACACCCAAGACCTTGTAAAAGAAATGATAAAGGTGATGGTATTGCACAATGGCATTGGTCTTGCTGCTCCACAGATTGGGATCAATAAGCGACTGTTTGTTATTGGCAGCAAAGATACAGATTTCATTGCGTGTATAAATCCAGAATGGGAGCCCATCGAAGATAGCGACCAAAGATTATTTGATGAAGGATGTTTGAGTTTTCCCGGACTGTTTTTGAAAGTAAAGCGATATAAACGTATCAAAGTATCATACACAACCATGACAGGTGAGCAGAAAACAAGAGAACTTAGCGGAGTTTGGTCCCAAGCATTTCAGCACGAATATGATCATTTGGATGGCATTACGTTTGATAAAAAAGTGAGCAAGATCAAACTGAATATGGCACAAAAAAAACGTGAGAAGATGTATAAATAATACACAACATTATAGGAGAGTAAAATGTTTGATTTTTTTGCTATATGGGAATGGATAAAAGATAGACTTGCAGAAAGAACAACCTGGGATGGCGGTGTGTTAGTAGCAGCGGGGATTGCGTTTTTGGTACTAGGTCCCATCGCTAAGTTGATTGCTTATGGAGCAATCGCATACGGTCTTTGGACTATTTGGCAAGAACAAAAATAACACTTGACGAATCACTTGAGATAGTGTATAAATAATACTGTAGTTGATGATACAACTTGAAAGATGGACAGGACTGGAGTTCGAGCCTCCACAGGTCCACCACGAACACACAGGAAGATGTGGCCACATAATTAAAGGTAAAGTAACCTTGCTACTGTGTGTTTTTGATGGGCCTGAGCATTTGGGATCGACTGACGTTGGACGATGAGAGTAGACTACCGGGATGTAAGCGCCGTTACCGCGAACAAACTTTATAATTGCAAATAACAATTATGCGCCAGAAATGGCAAAACTAGCAGCCTAAGGGTATGTGGGGGTTTTGTAACTTGAGCCTAGCAACAGAATCAAGTTACACAAAAAACGAAACGTAGCATAAATAATACTTGACGAATCAACGCCAATTTGATAATATAAGCGACATAACTGATAATAACTTTTATCAGTTTTTTTTCTATTACTATCATGAATAAATCACAAGGAACTAACAATATGAAAACAACCCTCGTCGCCGCAGCAATTGTCGCACTTTCTTCAGGTTCAGCATTTGCTCTGGATTTCAATACGCCAGGACTAACGTTCGATAGTGAAATTAACCTAGAATACAATGTAACTACCGAAGATTTTGGTTCCATTTATGTAGGCAATGTAAACTATCAGGCGTTTGATCAACTTCGTCTGTATACTGGAATAGAAGTAGACCTAGAAGATCCAAATGCTACCGGAGTGCATGTTGGTGCTGAACTTGAATTCGATTATATGGTTACTGATCGGATTTCGTTGATTCATACTGGCACGCTAGAGTATAACTTGCGCACTGAAGAATCAATAGTTGAATACACAGGTCGTGTAAACTATGGCATCAATGAAAGTTTTGTTGCGTATGTCGGAACTACAGTCAATCTGGACAATCCTACTTGGGATGGAGCAGATTTTGGTATTCAATACACCGTTGATCGATCCTACGTGATGGATCAAACTGTAAGTCTATACGGCGAATACAACACTGATAGTGAACAAGTCGTAGTAGGCGCTCGTTTGAATTTCTAATATTTCAGCACTATTATAAAACGATAAAATGATTATGTAAGGCTCTCCGCAATCGCGTGATCTGAAAGTAAAATGTAAAAAATGTAAAAAAGTAAGTATAGTATGAATGGCGCTCAATACGATCTATTTTTACTATAAAAAGATAAATAAAGTGTAAGAAAATACTTGACGAATCAATATAGATACTATATATTATAAACAAGTTATTATAGATAAAAGGAAATGGAACTTTCGATGACCCGTTCAACTCAACATAAACAGATTATTAAGAGCATCTTTGGATGCCGCCAGTTTATGCGCGGTTGTTCAATTGGGGGTTTCGGTAATGGATAGATAACATATCCAAATAACGATCACAAAAACCCTCGCAGAGAAATCTCCGAGGGTTTTTTATTGGGCTATGGTGTAATTGGTAACACACCTGATTTTGGTTCAGAAGAGTCTAGGTTCGAGTCCTAGTAGCCCAACCAGCCAACACAATATCTGACAGGAAACTGTCTCCGCTTTTTGAAAATTTAATGATGTATGTTTGAGATAGAAGAAATTCGATGATCCCAAGAAATATAGTGTATAGGCGAAATGGTTCACGCAATTCTCTCATAAGGAATAATTACATGGTTCGATTCCATGATACACTACCAAACAATGCCCACGTATCCCCCTCCGCTACGAACGGAGAGTAAGGTAACTGGATGTAGATGTAGGTTCGACTCCTACCGTGGGCGCCAAACATATTTTGCCAGTTAAGTGTTTATGGATACACGCGAGGTTGTGGACCTTGAATAGATAGGATCGTTGCCTACAACTGGTACCAAAATAAATGAAAGGTTAGCTGATGTGGTCATAGCGTCGGTTTGAAGCACCGAAGAACTGAGTTCGATCCTCAGGCCTTTCACCAAATAAAATTTGACGTTGGACGAATCAACGTTATAGTGAATACGAAATCGAAGGTCGGTGGCCCGGACGGTAAGGGGCGGGTTTGCAAATCCCAGGCACGAAAGTAATCAGTTCGACTCTGATACCGACTTCCAACAATAAAACTTGACGAATCGAAACAATGCTGTTATAGTTCAGGGGTAGAACGCTTTCTTGGTAAGGAAGAGATCACAAGTTCAAATCTTGCTAACAGCACCAAAAGGAGAAGCAGATGCATACTGAAAACAACTATGAGTTCGCAACGGAAGAAGATGCGCAAGAATTTGTAAGTAATCATAAAGCAGGAAACAACCCTAGTGCTGACGTATATGTGAGTGGACCGTTTTTAATAGATGAATCGAAAATCTTTGAGAATATGAGTTGGGTTATTCCACGCAAGCCTTTTTGGATGGTCACGATAGAAATTTACAAGTAAAAAGGAGAAAGAAAATGAAACGAAAGATGAAGGTGTCCAAAGAACGTAATCCAATCGTTATGTGTTTAATGACGACACGTTCTGGTGCGCACGGTAAAACGAAAAAAGCAGAACGCAAGGCTGCTAAACAAAATTTGCGCAAAGAAATATATATGGACCAGTGACCCGAGAGGCCGAAGGGACCGGACTTTTAATCCGGAGTAGCAATACCGTCATGAGTTCGAATCTCATCTGGTCCACCATTACTTTGATGATACACTGACTTAATAGACCGGTACCGTTTGTGGAAAGTAATAAAACGGTTGGTGTATCTTCCAAGTAATGACTAAATATAGTTGATGCGATGTAGTGTAAAGTAACACGACAGACTCATATTCTGTAACTGTAGGTATCGAGTCCTACCGACGCAACCAAATAATGCCTGTGGGTCCGGAAAGCGAGGGCCTCGCCTGATAAGCGAGTGATAGAAGGGGCAGTACCTTCCGCAGGCACCAAAAATAATGCGGGTATGGTGAAAAGGTATCATATGAGATTTCCAATCTTCGGTTGTCGGTTCGATTCCGTCTACCCGCTCAAAATAAGGAATGATAAATGTTTACTATCGAAATGGAACATGATGAAATAGAAATAGTGGTGATTGATGACTGCGCTGAAAACGAAGATTTATCCGTAATTCTTTACGATGATATAGCGTTCATTCGGCAATGGGATGAAGAGTTAGGATACTATCATTCGATTATGATTAGTCCTGATATGTGGGATGAACTTGTCCAAGCAATGAATAAGCCAGCAGGAGCATATCAAACGGTAAAGAGAGTCAAAGAGATTGATGAATTTAAGTAGACAATACAACTTCCACACATCATTTCATTATACCAGCATATGCTCAAATAGTTTTATATCAAACGCTCCTTCGGGAGCGTTTTTTTTGTATCAAAAACTTGACAATGCGCGAATCAGTGCTATAATATATATGAAAGCAACGAAAGAGAGATCAAAATGGCTTATATGTCTCAAGCGATGAAAAAAGAACTTGCTCCCGGTATCAAAGCAGTCCTCAAAAAATATGACATGAAAGGCACTATTGGTGTTCACAATTATTCTTCGCTTGTCGTAAATATCAAAAGTGGCAATCTTGATCTTATTGGGGATGCGAATAAGAAAAATCAAGAATCCGCAGAACGCCGTGGACAGACTGCTTATGAAGTCAAAGACAACTATCAAGCAAATCCATATCACACTGGTCCTGAAAATTCACATGACCCAAAAGTTGGCAAGTTTTTCGCAGAACTAGTTGGTGCGATGAAAGGCAATAAATGGTTTGATAATAGTGATATTATGACTGATTATTTTGATACTGCTTACTATCTTGACATCAATGTTGGTAAGTGGGACAAACCTTACATGCAGGAGGCATAAGAATAAAATGTATATTGTAAAGGATGCTGAAGACAATATTGTTGCTATTACTACTCGCAAGGCTGATGCTGATGCTTTAGTGAATACTCTGCTAGATGATTTAGTTTGTGTAGTTGAGCATGTTGACGTTGATGTGAGTTTGCGAACGTTTATTGGGGATAACAAAAAATGATGATGGATCTACTATTATACTTGACCTTTACAGGTATGTGTGTTATGGTTATCACAGAAGAACTTGTTACTGTGGAGGTAAGTTATGAATCTTGAACGTGCTATTGATCTATTGGGTATTAATCGGACCAAGAATAGCGATATTGAGAATATGGTACTAGCACTAGGATTGTTTACTGGGCTGAACACCCCAGAAGAAAATGAACGTCTTGCTGCTGGCAAGTTTGTTTTGCAAAACTGGGCAAAATATTCTAGTGAATGTAATACGAAACGTGACACCCATCGAACGGAATCTATGCAATGAATAATAAAAGTGTGAATCTAGAACTGAATGTCTGTATCAAAAACAACTGGCCAGTGTTTGTGGTATATGAAGATGAAACCAAAGAGTTAGTTGGGTGGTTTGCGTTTGGTGAAATGCATGCAAAAAATGATGCGCAATCCTTGAATAACAAAGAAGGTCCTGATAAATATTGCTCATGTTCTTGGGAAAAATATTTATTGTTGCGTGATCAGCATAATCGCAATCAGGCACATAAAGCAGACATGGCATCAAGGATGTAATGATGAAAAACGAGGCAGAAAAATGACTAAGCGATGGTTTGACGCAGCACCGTGGCCCGAACTATTTGCTGCAGGTTGGGAGAATATGAGCGAAAAGAACCGAGAAAAATTTATGGCATTATCTTGGTATAATCATTGCAAGGCAGAATATGAACGTGCGTTAGAATGGTCAGAGGTAGAAGGAGATGCTTGGGAAGACCTCACTGATGAACAGCGTGAAAACGTTGGTAAGAGAATCCAAGAAAACGCACAGAAAATGCAAGCCTTGGGCAAAAAAATAGCAAGTGGAAATGCTTTAGATGTTGCACTATCTAGTAAGTGAATATTGTGCTACCGGCGAAGGTATGACTATTTTCATGATGATACCTTAAATTTCAGTTGATTATGTGTAACTTTTATAGTATAATAGAACTATGATTACAAAAACAAAAGAAGATATCATCGTTGAAATGTGTTATACAATGCGCCATGATTTTGGATTAGTGAAAACTGATTCAACTGAATTTGGTGCAGGGATGACGCCAGCCGATCAAGCATTTTTATATAAACAAATGGAGCAGTTGTTTGATAACTGTATTGCTCCAAATATGAAATTTAAGGTATTATCATGAAAGAACTTTGGACTGAGGCGTATCGCCCGAAAACACTGGCCGATTA